GAAGCTGGCTTGCCTGACTCTACTAAAGATAACCCAGATTATGATCCTTATGGTTTGTTCACAGAGGAAGAAAAACTAGATCAAGCGTTTGTTAGCAATGCCTTATATGCAGATAATGATGAAGAACTAGAGGCTGTACGCAGACAAATGGCTCAAGAAAGAGCCGACAGAGAAACAATGGCTCGAGGCGGAGCTACTTCTTTTGTTGTTGGCTTACCTGTAATGATGGCTGATCCTATTTCTTTGTTGTCTATAGGTGGTGTTGCACTAAATACGTATAGGGCAGGAAAAGGAATTCTAAAAGGTGCGGCTGTAATGGGGTCTGTAGTTGGTGTTGACACAGCACTCCAAGAAGCGGCTTTACACACGCAACAGCTAACTAGAACTTACGGAGAGTCTGCCACTAACATTTCTGCTGGAATGCTCTTAGGTGGCGTTTTAGGAGGCACAGCGGCCAAGTTATCTACGTATGGTGTTGATGCTAAAATGATCGACGCATATGAAGACGTAATGAATGTTGAGCCTAAGATTGCTGAAGGTATCAATCCTACTATTGACGCTGTTACTGAGCCTGTAGGTTCGCGCAGTGTTGGCGCACAGCAAGTTCTCGGTGATACTGAAGTGTCTGGAACAATGGCTAAAAAATTAGTAAAGTTATTAGGCTTTGATCCGCTGTCTCGGACAATTACAAGTGAGAATCCAACTACACGTTTAATTGCTACCATGATGGCTGAAAACCCTATTAAAATGGATGGAAATGTTCTGCAAGCGGCTGAGTCATTAGCTAAAGCACATTCAGGAAAGTTAGGCACATCATTGCAAAACAACGCTAATCTTTTTGCAGAGTATAAGAGTGCTGGTGGCAAGATGAATCGCAAGCAGTTTAATGAAGCTGTATCTACTGCAATTAGAAAAGGTGATAGCGACATACCTCAAGTTAAGGCTTCTGCTGATTACTGGAATAAAGAACTATACACTCCACTTAAAGATGAGATGGTAGCTTTAAAATTACTTCCTGAAGATGTAGATGTTAAAACAGCTAATAACTATCTAAATCGTGTGTGGAACAAGAATAAAATTTCAGCTAACTTTCCTCAGTTTATAAACAAAGTTTCTAACTGGCTTGCAGAGAAAGATGTAAAGCTATTTGAAGATGCTAAGGCGGCTTCTGAGAACATTGCTACAGCAACAGGAAAAGAAAAAGACAATCTTCAAGCAATTATCGATAAGGCTGAGTTTAAAAAAGGCATGGATTTTGAGCGCCAAGATTATGAATCTCTTGCTCAAGAAATAGCACAAAGAATACAAGGCAGTCCAGACGGTAGACTTCCTTATGATTGGAAGTTAGGTTCTGGCTCTAGCAGTCGCGGCATTAATGGCACTGCATTACGTGGCCCATTAAGAAATCGCGTATTCCAAATTGATGATGAAATAGTTGAAGAGTTTTTAGAGAATGACATTGAGACATTAGGCGCTAGGTATCTGCAAAATGTAGCTGGAGACATCGAGTTAGTCAGAAAGTTTAATGACGTTAATATGACCGACCAACTTAAAGATATTAATACATGGTATGCAAAGAAGAAAACCGATAAATCGCTGACTCCAAAGCAACAACAAAAATTAGAAAAGCAAAGAGAAAGTGACGTTAGAGACATTGCAGGAATGCGTGATCGTATTCGTGGTGTTTACGGATTTTCTGAAGATAATATCTGGACTCGTATGGCTAGGTCTTCAAGAGACTTAAACTATTTGCGTTTGTTGGGTGGTGTAACTGTATCTAGTTTGCCTGACGTTTCGCGCGTATTTATGGCTGAAGGTTTTGTTAAAACATTTAAGAGTGGTTTAACACCATTAATTAAAAACACAAAAACTTTTAAAGTTGCGGCTTCTGAGTTAAAGCGTTATGGCGTAGGCACTGATGCTATCATGTCAGGCAAGTCAGAGATTATTGCTGATGTTGGAGATTATGCACAAGGCGGTACAGCTATTGAGAGAGGGTTACGATCAGCTTCTAGCAAGTTTGGAAAGATAAACTTCTTAGATCATTGGACAGCAGGAATGAAACAACTTCACGCTGTTACTATGCAAACATCTATCTTTGATGGATTAAAGAAAGGAGTTTATGACAAGCGCCTAGCTCGATTAGGTATTGACGAGCAATCAGCAAAAGATATGTATGAGCAAGTAGTAAAGCATGGCAAGAATGAAGATGGTATTTGGCTGACTAATGCTAAAAACTGGGATAGACCAGATTTAGAAAGAATGTGGGGCGCGGCAGTACGTAAAGAAAGTGATCGCGTAATCCTAATTCCCGGACAAGAAAAGCCATTGTTTATGTCTACTGAAATGGGTAAAACAGTAGGTCAGTTTAGATCGTTTATATTGTCTGCTACCCAGCGAGTCTTTATTGCCGCATTACAGAATCAAGATCACAATGCAGTAGGCGGTCTTGCTTCACTTGTCGGTATGGGAATGTTTACTTATTACGTTAAACAGAAGATTGCAGGAAGGGATGTTAGTGATGATCCTGCTGTATGGGTTACAGAGGGGATTGATAGATCAGGTGCAATAGGTGTTATTGGAGAAATTACTAACACCATAGAAAAAATATCAGGCAACTCTTTAGGGTTAAGACCGTTGTTAGGAATTGATGCTCCTGCTTCTAAGCAAGTATCTCGTACTGTTTCTGAGTCTTTGCTAGGGCCAACTTTTGGTAGCTTGTTATCTACTACTGTAGCGGCAACTAACGCAATTACATCTGAAGGTGAAATGACTGAAGCAGACATAAGGACACTTAGAAGACTTATACCTTTGCAGAATTTATTTTACATAAGGCATGGATTAGATGAAGTTCAGAAAGCATCGAGTGATTTATAACTCATAAAATAGTATAATTGGCAAATAAAATATAGGACAAGATAATGACCGTAACGGCCTTAGTAACAAGAAATGACATAACGGCTACAGCCAGCCAGACAAGTTTTACCGATACATTTAGGGTTCTTGCCGCTACTGACATGGACGTATACCAGAACGGTGTCTTATTGTCCTCTGGTTACACTGTAAACGACGTTGGCAATACAACTGGTGGTACTGTTGTTTTAGATAGCGGTGCAAGTGCAGGGCAGATTGTAAGCCTTGTATTGGCTATGCCATTAGATCGTACTACTAACTACCAGAACAGTGGTGACTTTCTTGCCTCAGATGTTAACGCGGACTTTGATAAAATCTATATTGGTGCAATCCAGAATGAGAATTGGATTGACCGCGGTCTAAGACTACAAGAAGTAGAGCCGACCATAGCAATGACGCTTCCTTTAAAAGCAGATAGGTTAGGTAAGTATTTAGCTTTTGATGCCTCAACTGGCTTGCCCATAGTTACTGAAGGTACTGGAACCACTGGAGACTCATCTTTAGTTACCTATCTACCTGCTGGCACTGGGGCAGTTTCTACCAGCGTACAAACTAAGTTACGCGAGACTGTAAGTGTTAAAGACTTTGGTGCAGTTGGCGATGGAGTCACTGATGACACAGTAGCACTTCAGGCGGCCATTGCCACACAGCGTCCTCTTTATTTTGGGGAAAATACTTATAAGATCACATCGCCAATTATACAAACATTAACAGAGGATGTTCTCTGGGTAGGGCAAGGCGGCAAGATCAGCTACGAGTCTGCATCGCACACAGAATATGCTATCAGACTTACCGATACAACTGGTGTTAATATTGCCATTAACAACATTACTATTGATGGAAATAAACAGTGTAATAAAATCCTTGAAGTTCTTAATAATACTAGCAATACAACATCCACCAATTTTGTAGCTAATGAGTTACGAATAGAAAATTGCAAGCGACTTAATACTTTTTCTGGAGGCACGGCTGTATTTCTCCGTGGTGCATTTGGAGATATTACTTTTAATGGTGGAAGTATTCGTGATTGCGAATTGCCTGCTGGACAAGGAACATCTGGCAGTTCTGGTATTGGTGGACTTTCTATTACTTGGTATAGCGATACAAGTTATGCGCGTCGGGTAACTTTAAATGGAATATTTATTGAAAAAGTTTATTCGTCTGACCTAGCTTATGGTGATGACCAAGATGGATTTAAATACTTTGTGCCTGATATTTCTGGTGGGGTTAGTGGTAAGGTTGAAAGTAATTGCGTTATTATGGGCGGTTGCCGCTTTGTAAATTGTTACGGACGATCAATTAAAACGCAAGTTCGTAATACCGTTGTTCGGGATAGCAGTTTTGAGCGTACCGAAGGATTGACTAGCGGAGTTGGAAATTCCGAAGTTAACGCACAATCTGGGTCTATAGCTATTACCGCCTGCACTTTTGCATATTCTAACTCTCAAATACCAGAAAAAGTTATTGGTGGGTCTACTATGGCTGGATGGAAATCTTCTACAGCTATTCGAGACTGTGAAGTGTATTTAGAAAGCGGAACTACGCTGAATATTTTTTACGTTGCGTTTCCTTCGGCTGTTACCACGAATCCATTTACAAATTGTATTGTGGAAAACTGTAAGGTATTTGGGACTGTTACTAAGTTTATCGACTTTACCACAAATAGTGAAAAGAACCATATTACAATTTCTGACAACTGGGTTGATGAGATCGCTGTTGAAGCTACTACATCTCAACGCAACTTAATATATGTTCGCACCAGCGGATCATCTCCTCACTACGCTTACGTTAATGCTAGAGGAAATGTTTATGCAGGTTCAAATACTGCATATCTTGGCCGCGATAGTGTGGCAGGAACAAGCATGGACGCTTCTTGGTCAGCTTACGATAACTTTGGTTTTGTAAATAATTGGAATGCACAAGTCAATGATGCGTCCGATCCTCTTTCTAATCATGCTCTTGCAACAAAAATTACTGGAGAAGAGTTATCTATAAATAAAGGTTATTTTGGAATGCAAAGTCAGGTGATAGCCAATGGTGTAACTGCTACATTTGATTTTAGGCAAAACAATGCTTCTTTCATTATCCTACAAACTAGTGGCGCTCAAGACCAGCATGCGATATTTACAGCGGGATCGACTACTACAAGTATTGTAACTGGGGCAGGCGTCGCTCTTGGCAATACTACTAATCCGGGCACTGGAGCCTTTAATGTTTGGCGCAGTGGTACTGGAGAAATTAGTGTTGAAAATGATAGTGGGACTTCTCGGACTGTTTCTGTCTGGGTCTTTGCACCAAATTAAACAAACAATAGGATAAGACAATGAGTATTAAACAATCTGGTGGTGTCTTTGGCCGCAACCCTACATTTAACGATGTTACTATTGATGGAACTTTAACTTTTAATGGTGATATTGACATTAACTCTGACCTTAAAGTTGATGGAAATATAGAAACAACTGGCAATGTAATAATAGGCACTTCTGGCAAAGGCATAGACTTCTCTGCTACTGCTGGCACTGGCACCTCTGAGCTACTTGATGATTACGAGGAGGGTACGTTTACACCAGTTGTTGCCGATGCTACATCAGGCGGAAATACGGGAACCGCTTCAACTGCAAATGGGTTTTATACAAAAATTGGGAATATGGTTTATCTTTCGGTGACACTACTTAATGTGAATACCTCTGGCATGACAGCAGGCAACGCTTTTTACATAAGAAGCCTTCCATTTACTTCATCTACAGGCAATGCTGGTCGTGCCGAAGGTAGTATTCGGTCAGATAGCGTAACATTTGCAGGATCAATAACCCCAAATATGGATATTAATGACAGTTGGGTTAGGCTAACAGACAGCGCATCAGGAGTTGGTGACGTATACCTTACAGTAGCGGCAATTAACTCTGGCGTTACTGATCTATTTTTTAGCATTGCATATCAAAGTGCATAATATTTAATACCCCTAGAGGGTGGACAGGCCAATTTTGGCGATAAACTAAGGAAATAAACATGGCACTTTCAGAAGTAACAATAAACGACAAGATAGAAGTATTACATTTGGCCGTAGGGTATCCAGTTATACAGGTACGCTCTGCCACTATTATTAGTAGAGATGATGTGGAAATATCAAGAAACTTCCACCGTCACGTTCTTACACCTGATGCAGACCTTTCTGCTGAAGATAAAGATGTTGTAGCTATTGCCGATGCAGTCTTTACTAAAGAAGCTAAGAAAGCCCACAAATCTCACTCAAAAGCGCAGGGAGAATAAGATGACTACTTATGTAACTGCAACCATTACTGCCGAAAACACTTGGACAAACACAGTATTCTTTGACGGTGACTTTAACTTCTCCGTATCAGGGACGTTTGCTAATGGTACTATCCTTACTGTACAGCGTAGCACTGATGGTTCTACTTGGCATGACGTAGATACCTTTACTGCTAGTGGTGAGTTTGTAGGCTATGAACCTGAACCAGCTATGCGTTATCGTGCTGGTGTTAAGACTGGTGAGTTTGGTGCTACGTCTAGTGTAGTAATTAGATTTGGTGGAATCTGGAGACAGCCTGTTTCTTAACTAATTGGATATTATCATGCCTAAAGAGGGATCTGAAATGATAGACGTAACGAAAGATACACTGGATGTATTGGCAGGGTCGACTGCTGTGTTTAGCCTAGCAGGGATTCTTCCTCCTATCGCGGCATTGTTTACAATCGTTTACACAGGTATACGCATTTGGGAAAGCGATACGTTAAAAACATTAACTGGGAAAAAGTAATGGATAGGATTAAGCAAGCGTTAAAGTCTAAAACTGTACAGTTCTCTATTGGTCTTGCGGTGTTGTCTATCTTACAGGGGTACATAGGGTTCTTACCTGTTCACCCTGCTGGACAAGCCGTTGTAGGCTGTATCATTGCATCCTGTATTGCTGTGTTACGTTTCATTACTACCATGCCAGTGTCACAGAAGTAATATGTTAGAAGCACTGATAGGCCCAGTGTCAGGACTCCTTGATAAGTTCATTGAGGACAAGGATCAGAAAGCGGCTCTCGCCCACCAGATAGCTACTATGTCAGAGCGTCATGCTCAGGAGTTAGCTAAAGCACAGCTAGAAGTAAACAAGGTAGAGGCGGCTCATCCGTCTTTATTTGTTAGTGGATGGCGTCCTGCGGTGGGTTGGGTTTCTTGTTTAGGATTGTTCTATAATATAATCTTAGCCCAGTTCCTAGACATTTGGTATGATGTACCTCAAATAGATAGCAGTCTCCTTACCACTGTCCTCATGGCTATGTTAGGCATGGGTGCAATGCGTTCATATGAAAAGAAGAACAACGTAGCTAGAATAAAATAATGAGATACTTTAAGTTAAAAGACTTCAACTGTCAGGAGACAGGCAACAATGAGATGTGTTCTGATTTTCTTGATAAGTTGGATGAGTTACGCCATGTATGCGGATTTCCGTTTATCATTACCAGTGGGTACAGGGATAAGACCCACAGCATCGAAGCTAGAAAGGCAAAGGTTGGAACCCACGTACAAGGGATAGCGGCAGACATTAAAATAAATAACGGTAACGAAGCGTACCAGATTATAAAGAACGCTCAGTCAATGGGCTTCAATGGGATAGGGGTAGCTAAGGCCTTCATCCATGTAGACACCAGAAAGACTATGCCTGTTATCTGGACTTACTAAGCAGACTTTTATTTTTCTCTGGTTTAATTAAACTGGGTAAATTAATACGAACCTTTCTTCCTTTCCTGCCTGTATAGACATAGTTCCCCCTTTGTTTTAGTATGTACCACGATTAATTAGTTTGCCAGATATGAGGTTGTTTTTTTGAAAAAAGTTGTTGGTTTATTCTCCGGTGCAGGAGGTCTTGATTTAGGATTTTCTCAAGCAGGATTTGATGTTTTATGGGCGAATGAGTATGACAAATCTATTTGGGATACATACCGCCTTAATCATCCACATACTCAATTAGATACACGAAGCATTACAGAAATCCATGAAGATGAAGTTCCTGATTGTGATGGCATAATTGGTGGCCCTCCATGTCAAAGTTGGAGTGAAGCAGGGGCATTGAGGGGTATTAATGATAAGCGAGGACAACTTTTTTTTGACTTTATAAGATTGTTAGATGCAAAGAAACCGAAATTTTTCCTTGCAGAAAATGTCGCAGGCATGTTGGCGCCGAGACATAAAGATGCGTTACATAATATAAAAAAAATGTTCACAGAATGTGGGTATGACTTAAGTTTTAAACTTTTAAATGTTGGTGATTATGGTGTGCCGCAGGATAGAAAGCGTGTTATTTTTGTTGGTTTTAGAAATGACTTAAATACTAAATACTCATTTCCTGATGCCTTAAGTTGTAGTGCGAATTTAAAGGATGCAATTTGGGATCTAAAAGATAGTGTTGTTCCAGCAGGGACGAAGAATCATAAGTCAAATAATTGCAAATTCCTTAACCATGAATACATGACTGGTGGTTTTTCAACAATTTATATGTCACGAAATCGAGTCAGAGGTTGGGGTGAAAGATCTTTTACTATTCAAGCAGGCGGTAGACATGCGCCAATACATCCCCAAGCGCCTAAAATGATAAAGGTTGAAAAGAACAAACAATTATTTAAAGAAGGATTTGAGGATAAATATCGGAGACTATCTGTTAGAGAGTGTGCTCGCATACAAACATTTCCAGATGATTTTGAGTTTGTTTACACTAGGGTGGCAGATGGATACAAGATGATTGGTAATGCTGTGCCGGTTAATTTTGCTCGGCATCTTGCCGAGAGTATTAAATTAACTCTTCAAAATTGAGTTGTTATCTTTTTGGTTTCTTTTGCTTTGGCATTGTATTCTCCTACCATTTTATTTGGTCTGCCCAGTATGCCGCAGACATCTTACCCTTAGCGATGTTCCTAGCGTGTCGAGCCTTAAATGATTTACGTCTAGCCTTCTGTTTCTCTGACTTAGGATTAGACCCTGCACCTGATACGCCTTGTTGTCCAAACCTGATGGTCTTTACTTGATCGCCAGACTTGGCAACAACAACGTGAGATTTTGTTGAATGGTTAGGTGTACGCTTAGGCTTGTTAACACCAGAGACACCGATACGGCTTAATAGGGATTGTATACTCATGCTCTGATTATACCAAAAAAAGCCCCCGAAGGGGCAAAACAACACTAGGTAACACACATGAAATAGAAAATTATCTTTTAGATCCTAAGGGGTTGTGTAACTGGAAGTTAACACAGAATCTATTCTACACTAAACGTGGGGTGATGCAACCTTAATTCTTCATCTGTAGGCGGTTCAGCAAGAGCCTCTTGTTCAGCCTCTACCTCAGACCAGATTAAATCTATCTCTTCTACTGCATAAGCAGGGAGTGCAGAGCCATACAGCACAGCCTCGAAGATAGAATCCATCTGTACTGGAACATGATGCATCTTTAACTCAATGGCCTTGCTCCGTAAATCGTTTAAAAATCCATTAGTCATAACAATCTTTCCTCATGGTATTTAATCAAATCATTAAACTCTTTTAACATATCTCTGTAATCAACAGTGTACAACTTTTTAATCTTTCTTTTGTCTTGGTGCATCTGCCTAACAAAGTCTTCACCGTACATATCAATCATCCATAGTGTGTACTGTCCTTCAGCACTACCCTTGGACATACCAAAAGCATTGCATCCCTTGCACTGGGGGTGGACATTCTCAACCTCTAATGCCCAGTACGAACTACTACCCTTAGCTATGTAGTGACCACCATCACATTCCTTCCAGTGCATTCTCTTATCACACGATACACATTGAACCATTCCATATTCATCTGCCGCTGAAATCCTTGCTAACTTTTGGATTGCAGTCAAACACTTAGAACGTAATGTTACAGCCATAAATACTCTCCA